AAGATAATCTGATCGTTGATCCGTTTGAAATACCAGATCACTGGAAAAGAATTGCAGGGTTAGACTTTGGTTATGATCACCCCACTGCTGTAGCTTGGATAGCTATAGATGAGGAGAGTGATACTTATTATGTCTATGATGTCTACGCAAGCCGTCAGGAGACCGCTATAATCCATTCTGCGGCGATTAAACAGAGACCCCAATGGATACCAGTGGCTTGGCCTAAGGATGGCTTACAGAGCGATAAAGGAAGCGGAGTGAGCCTTGCTTCACAGTATCGAGATCAAGGTGTCAACATGTTGCATGATTGGGCGCGTAACCCTAAAGCTTCTGGAGACACAGGTAAGGGCAACAACTTTATAGAACCTTCTATTATGGAAATGCTACAGCGTATGGAGACAGGTACGTTTAAAGTGTTTGGACATTTAGAAGAATGGTTTAAAGAGTTTAGATCATACCATAGAAAAGACGGAAAGATTGTACCTATAAAAGATGATATTATTTGTGCGACTAGATACGCAGTAATGTGCGCTCAGTTCGCAGTAGCAGGTAAGACTCAGAACTGGGCTGATTATGGTGATCAGTCTCTCCCTATTAAAAACTGGAGTAACGTATAAATGGATAAAGCTATCACAAACGAAGACCTATCAGAGATTGTAGGTAGAGAACTAGCATCTGCCGACTCATGGTCTAACGGTGACCTTGCAGATCAACAGGCAGAGGCTCTTGACTATTACTATGGTCAGCCCTTTGGAGATGAGGAAGAAGGCTTCTCTTCTGTTGTCACGAGAGATACATTGAAAACTATCGAGGGTATCATGCCTTCTTTGATGAAAGTATTTGCTTCAGGTGATACCTTTGTCGAGTTTGAACCTACAGGTGCAGAGGATGAGAAAGCGGCACAACAGGCTACAGACTATTTAAACTATGTATTTGATAAACGATGTGATGGCTTTAACGTATTATATACATGGTTTAAAGATGCTCTGCTAATGAAGAACGGATTAGTAGAAGTAAGTTGGACACAAGATGAGCTATGTGATATTGAGAACTTTGTAGCCATTGAAGAAATTGAAGCAGATGCACTAGAAGAAGATGAGAGTTTAGAAATTGTCAACAAGGAAGTTAACGAAGAAGACCCGAATCTCTATGATGTTACTGTTCGCCGTGACAACTATCGCGGTCGTCCAGTCGTTGACAACATCCCATCCTCTGAGTTTAGGATTAAGGCGAGAAGCAAGAGCATCCAAGATGCAGACTTTGTTGCTAGGGTGCAAGACGTTAGTATTGGATCACTCATCGACTATGGCTTTAACCGTGAGGATATCTCAGAAGGACACGGATCAAGTCTAATTAAGAACCAAGTAGAAGACTCTAGATTTGGTGATGTAGACGAAACTGCTGACTTCGGCAATAACACAATGGTTGAATATGTCAAGGCTTGGGTTAAAGCTTTTGATGAAGAAGATGAGAAGATGAAACTCTTTGAAGTACATATGGTAGGTAACACTGTACTTGAGAAAGAAGAAGTAGGTACTATTCCTGTTATCAATCTATCTCCTATCATGATGCCACATAAGTTCACTGGTGTTAGTATTGCTGATCTTGTAAAAGACATTCAAGAAATCAGAAGTAAGATGTGGAGACACACGCTTGATAACCTAGCACTATCTAACGCAGGTAGATATGCCGCAGTAGAAAACCAAGTAAACCTACAAGACCTTATCGACAACCGTATTGGTGGTATCGTGCGTGAGAAGGTGCAGGGTGCTGTTAGACAGCTTCCAGTGCCACAGCTAGGTCAGGCTACCTTCCCCTTCCTAAACGAGCTAGAAAAGGAACGAGAGGATCGTGCGGGCGTATCTAGAATGACACAAGGGTTAGATGCTTCTGCTCTTACGTCTAACACAGCGGCAACTGCTGTTAACCAAGTAATGACAGCGGCACAGGAAAAGATTCAACTTATCGCTCGTATCTTTGCAGAGACAGGCGTTAAAGAACTTTTCCTACAGCTATATCGTTTAGCGCGTACTAATAGCTCTGAAGTAGATATTGTTAAGCTACGTGGTCGCTATACTCCTGTCGCTCCTTATGACTGGAAAGATCGTTATGATATGGCAGTGACTGTAGGGTTAGGTAATCAGAATAAAGATCAGCAGTTAATGCACTTGAACAATATATCTACAATGCTCACTGGTATTGGTAACACACAGTTTGGTTATCTAATACAACCACAGCATGTACACAAGTTAGCCACTGAGTTTATTAAGAATGCAGGTTATAGAAACGCGGCTCAGTTTATTGGAGACCCTGCTGATGTTAAACCACCAGAGCCACAACCAAGTCCTGATATGATTGCGGCACAGGGCGAGTCACAGAAAGATATGGCTGATGCTCAGTTGAAACAAGTACAGGCTCAGGCACAGCAAGCAGAGGCTCAAATGAAGCAGACAGAACTACAGCTTAAACTAGAGAACATGAAGTTTGAGCGTGAGAAGTTTGAATGGATGAAGAAGAAAGAAGCGGCAGAACTTGGACTTGAAGCTCAACAAAAACGACCAGTAGGTATTGGTGACAGTAAACTAAGAATGAGTGGCGAGTAATGGACGAAGAAAGAAAGGCACAGGTAGCCCGTGAGCTTCTACGAGGTGGTCTCTTAACTGAGGCTATCTCGGAAATACAACGAGACATCTCGATAGCTTGGGCTAAGTCAGATGAAATTGACGAACGCGATGAGCTATGGTACGTACAGAAAGCCGTAGGAATGGTTGAAGATGTAATAGAAGGATATGTAACAAACTACGAATATCAACAAAAAGTAAAATAATGCTTTACATTTACTTTAAAGTATGGTATAATATATACATAGATAACATATAGGAGACTACCCGTAATGGATGTCACTAACAACGAAAGTTTAGATAACGCAGTAGCCCAACTTTTGAATCCCTCTGTAACGGAGCAAGTGAAAGAAGAAGAGCTAGAGCAAGAAACCCTCGAAGAGGAAACTCAAGAGGTCACTGCTAAAGAAGTAGACGAGGAAGTCGAAGCTGAAGCAGAGGAAGATACCGAAGTCGAAACGGAAGAAGACGAAGGTGACGTTGAAGTGGGGGATTCTGACGAAGTAGAAGAAGAGTCTGAAGCTCAAGAGATGACTAATGAAAGTGATTTTCACACGGTTAAGGTAGATGGTGAAGAGTACGAAGTCAACCTCGAAGAGTTAAAGAAAGGATATCAACTAGAACAGAATTACACCAAGCGTGTCCAGAAGCTACAGGAAGAAACTAAAGAGCTTGACAGCCTTAAGACTAACCTAAACGCTGAGAGACAACAGTATCTGCAACTTATGGAACTAGCCGCTACGCAACAACTAGCGGAGGTTAATAAGGCTAAAGAACTGTTAACTACTATCGATAAAGAGAACGACCCTGTTTCTTATGTTAAACAGCAGTTACGTGTTCAAGATATTGAAGAAGGCTTACGTAATAATATTACAGGCTTTCAACAAGCTAAGGCACAAGCTGAGAAAGAGAAGCAAGAGGAACGTGCTAAGATAGTAGCGAGAGAACAAGAGAAACTTAATCAGCTTATTCCTGAATGGATTTCTCCTGATTTCCAAAAGGCTGTCGTAGAATATGCAAGAGGTCAAGGTTATGATGACGAGACTCTTAATAATGTTATGTCAGCACGTGATATTGCAGTAATGAATAAGGCACGTTTGTACGATGAACTTGTTAGCAAGAAGGCAACCGTCAAGAAGAAAAGACAACCTATTGTTAAGAAGAAAGTAAAAGCGTCCTCACCTGCTACTGCACAAACACGTAAAGCTCGCGCCGTTAAGGAACAACGACAAAAGCTCAAACGCTCTGGTTCAGTGAATGATGCGGCACAAGCCCTTCTATCACTGTCTTCTTAATCTTATTTAAAGGAATACTATAATGGCTAATACAACTTTTGAAACTTATGGAACTGTAGGTATCCGCGAAGACTTAGCAGATATCATCTACAACATCGCACCAACCGACACTCCTTTCATATCTAACGTAGGCAAAGGCTCTGCTTCTGGTACTTATCACGAATGGCAAACTGATGATTTATCAGCCGCTACTGATAACAAGGTAAATGAAGGGGTTGCCGCTCCTGCCGCAGAAAGCTCTGCTACTGCTCGCGTTGGTAACTACACTCAGATCGCTTCTAAAACTGTAAGCGTATCGGGTTCTAACGAAGTAGCTGATGCCGCAGGTCGTTCTAGTCAAATGGCATACCAGTTGGCTAAGAAAGGTATGGAACTCAAGCGTGACATGGAGAAGACTCTAGTAGGTACTGACAAAGCACAATCCGCAGGGGTGGCCGCAGGTGGTTCTCAAGCTCCTCGTGAACTTGGCTCTGTTACTTCTTGGATCGGTACTAACTGTTCTGTAGGTGCTACAACAGGTGCTGTTCCTACAGGTGATGGTACTGATATTGCTACTTCAGGTGATGCGCGTCCTCTTACTGACACTCTTCTAAACGGAGTAATTGAAGATATTTGGCAAGCAGGTGGTAACCCATCTATGATTATGTGTGGTGCTTTCCAGAAGTCAAAGATCACTGGCTTTGAGGGCAACACAAATACAGCTCGTAAGTTTACCGATGCTGAGTCTAAGAAGTTCATCAACGCTGTTGATGTTTATGTTTCTGACTATGGTGAGTTAAATGTTGTACCTAACCGCTTAATGCTTACTGACACGTTGTTAGTTCTTCAGCCTGATATGTGGTCTGTTGATACTTACCGTGACTTCCAGACTAAAGACCTAGCTGTAACAGGTGACTTTGAGTCTAAGCAACTATTGGTTGAGTACACTCTAACCTCTAAGAACGAAGCGGCTTCAGGCGCAATTCGCGATCTGACTACTGCTTAATAGCTAGTCTATATTGTCGGGCTATCCTTCGGGGTAGCTCGGCTTTCTTATTTATAGGAGTATCCATGTCTGACGTTAAAACCCATATCATTCAAAACAATGATGACACTATCAGTATCGGTACTACACAAGACTACACTGATATATTCGCACAGAATCAACTAGAAGCAAACAACAACCTTAATCGTAAAACCGATGGTGATACATGGGGACGTAAGGTAGCTTCAATCCCTCTTAATATAATTAACATGTGGTGCAAAGAATGGAACTGCACTATGATGGAATTATTCCACGACCCTGACTTAAAAGCCAAAATGATGGTACGTCTTAGAAACAAAGACTACTTAAAACTTAGAACAGATCACGGACGTATATAATGGCAGTTAATAATCTAGGTGAACTCAGAGCTTTAGTTAAAGACTGGGCTAACCGTAAAGACATTCCCGATTCAGTATATAATTCATTTATTAACCTAGCGCAAGATCGAGCTAATCGTGTCTTGCGTATTCCTGTACTTGAAGGATATAACAATAACCTAACTATAAACTCTGAAGGTGCAATAGCTTTACCTGAAGATTATCTAGAAGCTAAAGCAGTGTCTATCGATTATGCAGGTCGTACGTATGATCTTGAGCGTAAGGCTCTACCAACTGTAGTAGGTATGCAGACAGACGTAGGTCTTCCTAAGTACTTTGCTAGACAACAAAACAGATTCCTTATAGCACCTCTTAACACTGAAGTAACTAGTGTTAAGTTGTATTATTATATTGTAGTAAATAACCTAGTTAACGATGCAGATACCAATTGGTTTGTTGAACAAGGTACAGACCTTTTACTCTATGGTGCATTAGCTGAACTAGCACTATACACAAAGAACACAGAAGAGGCTCAACTGTTTGAGTCTAAGTTTAGAGGCTCTGCATCAGAACTAGAAGCTATGGCAATGAAAGCTGAGTTCTCAGGGTCAACCATTGGCGTACTTCCACAAGGGTAAACAATGACAGGTTTCTATAAAGATTACGCTGATTCTTCTGATACGCATCAAAACAGTGCGGAGGCTTCTGCGGATGCGGCAGAGGTTTCTGCAAACGAAGCGGCGGCATCTGCGGCGGCGGTTTTAGTTTCAGAGAATAATGCTAGTGCTTCTGAACAGGCGGCTTTGGCTTCTCAATCTTCGGCTAGTGCTTCAGCAACTAGTGCTAGTACTTCAGCAACTAGTGCTAGTGCTTCTCAATCTTCGGCTAGTGCTTCAGCAACTAATGCCAGTGCTTCAGCAACTAGTGCTAGTACTGATGCAGATGATGCAGAAGACTCAGCCACCGAAGCCGCGGCATCAGCATCTGAAGCGGCAACGTCCCTAGCGGCTCAAGAAGACTTAGAAGTCACATCAGCATCCTTTGACACTACCGATGGTACGTTAACACTTACTAAAGCTAACAGTGGTACAATTACTACAGACCTCGATGGTAGATATGCAGAGTTAACTGGTGCTACCTTTACAGGTGATGTTACTTTTAATGAAAAGATTGAATTTCAAAAAGGAAGCTTTTCTTCTTATCCTACTATAGAACACTGGCAAACCAACTTAGGATCGAGCAGTATAAATGGTTTATTTATTGATGGTGAAGATAGACTTATTATGCAATCTTCAGTCTATCTGGATTTAAAGTCTTATGGAAATCTTCTAAGACTTTATGGCTCTAGTGGTCATAAATTCTTAGAATGTAAGCTCGATAGTGATGACTTAAGAACAACGATATTATATCACGGTAATAGCAATGAAAAACTAAGAACAGTATCAGACGGTATACTTGTAGATTCTAAAGTTGAAGCAGAACTATTTAAAGGAGACCTTGAGGGTGCTGTACATTTTAAAGGCGCAGTAGCAAGTGGTGCTACCCTAGCAAAAGGCGATGTTGTTTATGTCTCTGGTTATTCAGGAGGAAAAACAGAAGTAGATTTAGCAGATGCAAGCGACAGCAACAAGATGCCCGCATTCGGTATTGTTGCCGCAGACCCAGTTGGCGTAAATGTAGATGTTGTAACCTTTGGAACTTTAAAGTCTATCAACACAAGTACCTACACTGATGGCGATGAGCTTTATGTAGATACAACAGCAGGCGGGTTAACAGCTACAGCACCGTCAGGCGAGGGTAACCTAGTA